ATGAACAACTGTAAACAAATTTGACAAAACTTATTTTAAGGAAAGGAGCTAATGCCCCATGGCACTTCGAAGCAAGAAGAAAAAGCCACTTGGACTGAATCAAGCGATGAAAGAACTGAAAAAAGGTGTACAACTTCCGAAAGTAGTCGAGGGTGAACAGCGTCATATTTCGCCGAAGCGTACCCAAGAAGAATATGACCGTCTTGCCGACCATCAACGAGCGAAGAAGTTTGTTGAGGTTACTTTGCAAGGGTCGAAGGGTCAGACGTATCACGTGGTCGTCCCCGCTTCCTATGTGCAACTCATTCCGAAGAAATGGGAATGGACCGAAGAGCGTTACCGCGTGGCGGAGCTGGTCGCTTCGGGTGTCCCGTTCACACAGATAGTGGAAGACCCAAGGGTCAACTTTAAAAGTCGATTGGTTATTTATGCGATGCTGGAACACCCGGAATTCCGAGAGCACGTTGACGGCTTGATTATGGAAACGGGATGGGCGTCTCGAAGGGAGCGCTTGGCGAGCTTACAACGCTTGAATCAAGAGCTACTAAATAAGGTCCTTCGAGAGCTGGACCGCATGAAGCTCACAGATAAAAACGTGGGGGCACTCTTAAGTGCGATTAATATGAATGCGAAGCTCATCGCCCAAGAAAAAGGGGAATTCATCGAAGAAACGAAAGTTACATCGGATGTTACGATGTCCGGTAGTATGGTCCATCTTGAAGCGAAGGTGGATGAAATACTGGCGTCGAAGACCGAGGAAGAGCGAAGAGCACTGGAAAAAGAATTCGATGAAATTGGCGACGAAATCATTCGCCAGCTAACTGGGGAAAAGTAAGGAAATGGGATATTGAACTTTCAGAGTGGCATGCTCTAAAAATACAAGATTGATAGACAAGTAGATTCTTTAACTTTCAGTGTGAAAAATAGAGGTTAAAAATAAATTAAATAAATATAGGAGAGTGGATAAATGAACGTATTGTCCTTATTTGATGGTATAAGTTGTGGTCAATTAGCACTAGAACGTGCTGGAATTAAGGTAGAAAACTATTTTGCTAGTGAAATAGACGAGTATGCTATAAAAATAACTCAAAAGAATTTCCCTAACACCATTCAATTAGGCGATGTTACTAAATGGTATGAGTGGGATTTGCCTAAAATTGATTTACTAATCGGGGGAAGTCCATGTCAAGGATTATCGAGAGCTAAAAACAATCGTCAAAACTTAAATGACCCACGTAGTAAACTATTTTTTGAATATGTGAGAATCAAAGATTGGCTAATTAAAAACAATAATCCAAATTTGTTGTTTTTATTGGAAAATGTTAAGCCAGATAAAGAAACAGTGGAAATTATGAATGAACATATTGGTTGTGAGCCCATTGAAATTGATTCCGCATTAGTTTCTGCCCAAAGAAGAAAAAGACTTTATTGGACAAATATTCCAAATATAGCACAACTCGAAGATAAGGGTATTTACTTAAAAGATATTATACATGAAAATATAGATTTTAGTGTGCGAAAATTTAATCGGAAAAACGGAATCGGAAAAGAATTAAATAAAGCAATTACACTTTGTTCTTCTGATTGGAGAGGGTTAAATCGAAATCAAGACCAAAATGCGGTAGTTATTGAACTTGGTGAGTATATTGTACCTTTTGAAAAAGTATTACAAATATTGGAAAGAGAAGTCCAAAGAGGAAAAATAAAACATCTGTATTCAGATAGTTTATTAAAGAAATCCTTTTACATTCATAATAAAAAAGGTTTATTGTCAAGTGATATAGATACTATAGAAAGTGAAGAATATTTGTTTGGATGTCTTACCCCAAATAGAGTAAAGCATCGTCAAGAAGGACAACGATTTAATAACTGGCAAAAATTCTATATTTTAACTGCACAAGACAGACACGGAATTTTAACAAAAGGATATATAAGAAGACTTACTCCCGTTGAATGTGAACGACTGCAAACATTACCAGATAACTACACAGAAGGGGTTTCAAACACTCAAAGATATAAGCAACTTGGAAATGGATGGACTGTAGATGTCATTGCACACATATTAACTGGAATAAAAGAAATTAGTTAGCAACTTTATTTCACCATGAAAGCTAAATACCCAAGAAATGAGAAGGGGCTTAGGGAACCCCGCTTCGAAGGTGTAAAAAAGAAGGGAGAGCAAAAACCATGGAAGGGCAAGCTGTCTATTCGAACCAGCCAAAAAAGCAAGAATCGTCTAAATTTTTTTGTGAATGCATCACCACAGACCAAAAGGTCATTTACCTTGTCATTCGCGCCAATGACCGAAAAAGCGCAACGCAACGGGTCCACAAAGAGTACAATATCCAATATGTGCTCGATGTCTTAACCCCATTACAGATGCACATGAAACGCCTACTCTTACGCCCGAGACAAAGTATATACGGCGGGAGCGGGGTAGGTCATTATAGTTAAAAACCGCTTCTTGTAAGCGGTTTTTTCGAAGGAAAGGAGCGAGTCGATGAACATCAAATCGAGTGATATCTTACACTATCAAATACAAAAACGTCCGAGTATATGGGCACAATACTACACGAAGCTACGCGGAAAGCCGTACCGCTTCGAACAGCGCTTACCCGATGGGTCGTTAGACCTTCGCCGACCGCATGAAATCCCACGAACCGATAAAAACATCGGACTTCGGGGACAGCGACAATTCTTACAGCAACCGCTCGACGACCAGCATCCGCACAAAACGATGCAAAAGTCTCGTCAATGTGGAGCGAGTGAAAACGAAGTCCGGGAAACCCTATGGTTTTCGGACACCCATCCTTATACGAAGCAAGCCTACGTCTTCCCTACCTTCGACCAAGTGGCGGACTTCTCCAAGACCCGTATCGAAGCCGTTATGAAAGACAGCCCGTATGTCCGGGAGCGTATGGGTCTTGACCCGGTTACGGGAAAAAAGCGCCCGGGCGAGGACGTCGTGGATAACGTTCGTCTTCGTCGAATGGGGGAGGACTCGTGGATATTCTTTCGAAGCGGTCATACTCCGAAAGCCGGGGAAGGGATTGACGTGGATAAGGTAACGTTTGACGAAATTGACCGAATGCACCCGAACGTCATGATTGCCTTTAATGAAACGCTAACCTCATCCGCTTACGGGTGGCGACGTGATGTTTCCACGCCTTCGCTTCCGGGGGTTGGCGTAAATGCGACTTTTAAAGATTCGGACCAACAGCATTGGTTCATGAAATGCCCACATTGTGGGACATGGATGACCTTAATCCACGACTTCCCGCGTAACGTGGTGGAGCTTCCGAAGGACAGCCGAGGATTACCGAATCATAGCTTACACTTAAGCTACCCCTTCATCCAAGAAACCGACACACATGCCTATATCTGTTTGAAGTGCAAGAACTTCGTCAGCGACGAGACCCGCATCAACGGAATATGGCGCCCGCTTTATCCGTATAAAACGCGCATTCGGGGCTACCAAATTAGCCAGCTTATTTGTCCATGGATAAGCGCAACCGAGCTCATGCGGAAAAAAGATGACTACAAGCTGGAACAGCTTTTCGAGAACTATGTTATCGGTCGTCCGTACCTTGGGGACAACATCATGATTACCCGCTCCGATATCATGCGTTGCGTGGACCGAAGTCTTAAAAGTCCGTATGACCTTCGCCGGGATAACGTCGGTCAAGGCGTGGACTGGGGAAATCAATCATGGGGCGTCAACGGCATGAAAGACCCGGATAACCCGGAAATCGTCATTCTTTTAGATATATGGACCATCGAAGACCGGAATACGCTTGTCGATGAAAACGGTCGCTTCGATAATCCGCACGTCCGCATTACAGCCGAGAAGATGCGCGAGTGGCAGGTCCGCCGGGGCGTATTTGACGCGGGTTACGGGAAAGACCGGAACTGGGAATTGAAGCAAGATTTTCCTTCGAAGGTCTTCTCGTGCTTCTATCCGTCGTTATCAACCGATATTACGAAGCGGATGGAAGACCAATGGAATGAAGACGACGGGACGGTCAACGTGGACCGAACCATTACCTTAAAGATTATGGCGAAGATGTTTCGAGACGGGAAAATTAAAATACCGGAATGGGTCGCGAATAGCCCACACTTTGAAACCTTCATCAAGCACCTAACGAACCTTGTACTTGTCCGGGACATTGAAACGGATGATAAAACCAAGAAGGAAGTCATCAAAGAACGGATTGGGACGCTCCCGGGCGGAGACCACTTCGCCCATGCAATGAACTATCTCATGATTGCACTTCGGAAGCTACAAAACCGTGCAAAATCGAGCTTTTTTGCTTAACTGAATTATGAGAAAATAGAAAAAAGGACAAAGGGGGAGCGGGAAATGACGGACCCGAAGGAATTGGAAATCAGCCGTGAGGATATCTACCAACCAAAGGAACGCGTGCGCATTTTGCAAGAACACACGTATGACTATGAGATTGAGGACATCGAGACTGGCGCCACCTACATTGTGGATAAATCGTATTTTCAACGCAAATATGAGAAGGTCAATCCACCGTAAAAACGCTATCTTCGGAAGGGGAATCATGCTACAATCGAACTAGCGGTACGCCACGAAAAGAGGGGGTGAAGGGATGGCAACTCAAATTGGACAAACTCGCGTGTATACGTCCGTTGACGAAGCCAACGCACCATCGAAGGTGCAATGTCCGTTATGTAAAGTTTATGCTGTACCTCGTGGTATCACGAGCACACGAAAACATGACATCAGCGGACAAGAAAAGCATTGTCCGAATTGCGGGCACGTCTATGGACGTAAGAATCACTAAAGCATCCGATGACCAAGACAGGGGCTTCAAGGGGCAAAGAGCCCTTCCGAAGTCCTTGTTTTTTATTGACGATGAAGCGATTACAATAGAATCAAATCACAACCACGTTAGGGGGGAATACCATGAGCGACGTTTTAACGATTTACCATCGCGCACCGAAGCCGAATGAACTCGTCAAAGCGATGAACGAGCAAAAGGAACTGGACCAACAGCATCCGAAGCCAAAGTCCGCGATTATTGACCCAGTCAACGGGTTATATTACGGCGGAACAAGAGGAAAGCCGACGCCGATTCCCTATGCGACCCTTCGACGCATGGCGCAGGTGCCGGCAATATCCGCGATTATTAATACGCGCTTAAATCAAGTCGCATCGTTTGCGAAGCTCCCTCGCTTTAAAGGGGACACCGGTTTCCGCATTCGATTAAAAGATACCGACGCGAAAATGACCGAAGCCCAAAAGAAGCGGGCGAAAGAAATCGAGCAGTTTTTCCTTAAAACCGGTTGGCTTCGAAACCCGGTTCGAAAGGATAACTTTAACACATTCCTACGAAAAATTACACGCGACAGCTTAGAACTGGATGTCATGACCTTTGAAAAGGTACCCAACCTAAAAGGCGACCTTACCGAGCTATGGGCGATTGACGCGTCTACGATTGAGCTCGTCCTAAACAACCCGCTAGGAGAAGGGACAAAAGCCGAGCTTCCCGTCTATAAACCAGAGACGAAAAGCGGGTTGAAGTACATTGGCAACATTGCCTATGTTCAAAAAATTAACGGCGTGGTAACGGCAGAGTATACCGAAGACGACCTTGCGTTTGCGGTTCGAAACCCACGGACCGATATTCGCTATGCGGACTTCGGAATGAGCGAGCTCGAGACCCTTATTGAAATCGTAACGGGGATTGTCAACGGCGTTCGTTATAATACGAGCTACTTCTCACATTCACATCTCCCGCAAGGGGTGCTGGAAATCGTCGGGAAGTATGATGATACGCATCTCGAAGCCTTCCAGCGCTACTGGAAAAACTTAACCAGCGGAGCGAGTGGAAAATGGACCGTACCCGTTATGGCAATGGAAGAAGGGCAAGGCTTCAAATTTACGCCGTTCAAAAACTCGAACCGCGACATGGAATTCAACGAATTCTTGGAATTCCTATTTAACATTACCTGCGCCGTGTATCAAATTGACCCGAACGAAGTCGGGTTCAAGTCATGGACAAGCGGAAGTAGCATGACCCAAAGCGATAACACCCAAGCGAAAATCGACCAATCGAGGGATAAAGGCTTTGCGCCCCTTATGACGTTCCTATCCGATACGTTCAACAGTGAGATTGTCGAATTGATTGACGATGAGTTTGTCTTCGAATGGGTCGGGGTAGACGAGGAAGACGAAGACAAAAAACTCGAGCGTATCGAAAAGCGCCTAGCCATGGGCTTAACGACCGTTGCCGAAGAGCGCAAAAATGAGGACCTCGATGAGTTACTGGATGAAAACGGCAACCCGCAACCATGGACACTGGCACCGGCGAATGCAACGCTTATGCAGGCGTACAACGCGCACCAACAGATGCAACAAGCCGACGCACAACAACAGCAAGCCGGAGCCGAAGCGACGCTCGAACAGCAAAAAGTTGAAGCGGAGCGCGCCCATGAAAAAGAGTCTAGCGAAGTCGCTCACCAACGCCAGCTTGAATTGATGGACAAGCAACATCAGCAAAATGTGGAAATCAAGAAAATGGACCACGAGCATCAAAAAGAAATGGCGAAGCTCGGTGCCGAGCAAAAAGCCAAGTCAACGGAAAATCCGAAGAAAAAGGACGACATCAAAAAGTCGATTGAGGACGAATTCAAACAGCTAGGCATCGACATTGATTGGTCCGATTATTAGGGGGGAGACAAGTGGCGCTAACCTTACCGAAAAGTTTACTAGACCTAGACGAAGCCGACCGCAACGCCATTCTTGCCGTGGTGAAAGAAGCCATGAAGCGCCCGAAGGTGAAGACGGTACCGGTTGCTGGGGATGAACATCATTTATGGGCGCCCAATAGCGACCCGCTCCTTGCCGAACTCGAAGACGCCCTTTACCTGCGACTTATCGACTTCGAAGCGGAGCGCATCGCACAGCTTTTTCTTCTCTTCGACCTGCCAACGGATGGGTTATCCGTGGAAAAGTCCTTTGGAAGCGACTATTTGCAGTACGAAGCCGACCGACTCCTCAAAGCGAAGGACAGCGGGCGCAACCGCTTAAGTCAATTCATTGACGGCATCAAGGCGAAGGCGAAGAAGAAAATCTTCGAATGGGTACAAAACGGTCGACCGCTCCCGATGAATCAACTGGAACAACTGGACCGTACGCTTTCCCAAAAACTTCCGGACTATGCGCAACTTGCCGAAGACTTTGCGATTCGAGCAGGTTTTATCGGAAAGGCTCGACGCGTGGCGGATATCGAAGACTTAAATATCATCGGGGCTGTCATTGACCGCTTCCCTTCGACGATTCAAGCGAGCCGAAAAGAAGGCATTGTCCTCACGTACCGAGAAGGCGCGAACGAAGCGAAGAAGACGAAGAAAACGGTGCGCATTGCGCCCCTTACGCCCCTAGAAGCGGATGCCGTTCGACATGCGTCATGGAGCGCGGGCGATAAAATCACGGAAATTTCCGAAAAGCACCGCCGAGCGGTTCGACAGCTCGTGATGCGTGCGAAGCGGGAGCGATGGAGCGCTCCACAGCTTGCCGAACGACTCTTTGATACCTTCGGGGACCATAACCGCGACTGGCGACGCGTGGCGATTACAGAACTCGCCTTCGCTCATAATGACGCCTTTCTAGCCGGTCTTGAAGACGGAGCGACCATTGTCGGTATGGGTGCGATAAACGCCTGCAAGCATTGCAAAGACCACGTTATCGGGAAGACATTTACGTATACGACAAAGGTACCGGAGAAGGAAAACTACCATACGGATACAAAGCTCGTATGGCTCGGGAAGTCCAACTACGGACGGCGCGTATCGGAGTATCGTCCTGCACTCCCGCTCCACCCGAATTGCCGATGTCGTTGGCACGTCTTAAGTCGTTTCTACAAGGTCGGACCGAATGGGACATTTGAGCTCAAATCAACCGCCGAGTTGATTCAAGAAGAGCGCATTCGACGTGGGTTACCGCCGGACCCATCTCTTGAAGGGGCGAATGGACTTCTTACACAAGAAGAACTGGCAAAACGTTCCGAAGCGGTCCTTCGGAAGCTAAGTAGTTAAAAGTTTAGAAAGGAAAGGAGCCGGAAAACATGAACCAAACGGAAACACTCGAACAACGCTTTATTCATTACGTCCGTAATGCCGTCGACCTTATCGTGGGCGACAGCGGGTACCCGGTATTAAGTACGCATTTGATTAAATCGGGAGTAGCTACTCACAAACAGCTACGACAGCTTGAAGAAGCGGGACACTTGCAAGCCATTCAAATTCAAGTCCCTTCGACGATTGCACCGGGGAAAACGGTCCCGTATAAAGCGTATTACACAGAGCGCCTTATCCCGGAATACGTTCGACACGTATAGGCACCGAAAAGAGCTGGTGTTCATACGATACAGGAAATGAAAATCGAAGGGGGAATGGGGATGACGCTTATCCCACTAGACCAACTGGACATTGTAAATCTCCGAAAAGCGATTAGCACCAAAGAGCTTTCCGGCGGGGTGTGGCGCACGATTCGGGGTAGTCATGTCTACATCAAAAATGGTAAAATTGTAGCAGGAGCCAGCCACTTAAAAGGTAAAACACTACAAGAACTTGAAACCAAAGGAGCTGGTAGCCATAAAAAAGAAGACAAAGGAGCAGGTAGCCATGAAAAAGGAGACAAATCAACAAACGAAATCAGCCGAAGCGAAAGCCCTCGAAGCGCTGGAACGCGCGATAATCAAGGAATGGAAAGCGCAGGGCAAGACCGACAAAGAAATCAAAGCGCTCAAAGAGCGATTACTATAGGCGGAAAAACCGCGTCTATTAAAAAATCGCTCACTCCACCGGGTCCGGGCGAAGGCGAGTACCCGCTTCCGGATATGAAAAAGGTACCGGTCTATGACGATTACGACG